AACGTCCATGAAGCCGACGCCGATTGAATTTGCCGAATGGAAGCCGGACCTGGCCACGCTCGACACCAAGTTCGCGTCCGACGTGGAGAACGTGTTTGCGGGCGCCAATTCCTACCTGCCGTTTCCATCGCTGGCGCCGTTCAGCGCCGCATCGCTGTCCGATGCCGGCAACGACAGCTTCACCAAGATCCTGCTGCAGTTCGACGGCCCCACCACCACCATCACCGACAATAATTTTGGCGGCGCCGCACATGCCTGGACGGCGGCCGGCAATGCGACCTGCAGCACGGGCGATTTTCAATTCGGTGCCGCATCGCTGCTGTGCGACGGCGCCGGCGATTGGGTCACAACGCCGGATCATGCCGACTTCGCGCTCGGGACGAGCGACTTCACCGTCGATTTTTGGATCAAGCCAAACTTTGACTTCGGCCAACTCAATATTTTTGGCCAGTGTGACGCAACGCCAACGGCTGCATCATTTAGCATCGGTGCTTATCGAACCGCAGCCAACAAGTTGGCAATGGCATGGGGCACGGCGGCGGGCACCAGCACAATTTTCAGCACTTCCAATGTCACGTCGCTGACCGGCTGGACGCATGTTGCCTTGGTTCGCATAGCCTCGTCCTTCCGGCTGTATATCAATGGGGTGCAGGAGGCGTCAGCCGGCATCGGCGGCGCTATCAACAATTCCAGCAACGCATTCCGCATTGGTGCATTGGGTGAAGTTACCAGCACGCCGATGAGCGGTCGCATTGACGGCTTTCGTTTAAGCGTCGGCAAGGCGCGCTGGACCAACACATTCGAACCGCCGCGGGTGCCCTACTTCAATGCCGGCGGCCGCGTGTGCGGCCTGTATTCCGCGCGCACGGTGGACGGCGGCTGGAAAATGTTTGCCGGCACCACCACCAAGCTGTTCTCATGGTCGCTGGCGGGTTGGGTTGATATCAGCCGCACGGTCGGCGGCGCCTATAACGTGGCGCCGAATGATTTGTGGATGTGGGAGCAGTCAGGCGACAAGGTCGTCGCGGTCAACAGCAACGACTTTCCGCAAGTGGCGCCGGTCGACGGCAGCAGCGTCTTCGCCAACCTGGCCGGCGGGCCGCCGAAGGCCACCAACGTCAAGCAACTCGGCGACTTTCTGTTTTTATCGGGGCTGGCACCCGGCACCACCACCGGCACGGTGCCGATCGCCTGCAACAATCGCTGCATCGTCTGGTCGGGCATAAACGACATCACGATGTGGCAACCCGGCACAAACTTGTGCGACATGCAGGAGGCGCCTGACGGAGGCCCGGTCCAGGGCGTTGCTGGCGGTGAGATAGGTTATGCGGTCCAAGACCGCACCATTCGCACCATTCAATTCATGCCGGGCGACACCACCTATATTTTCAGTTTCTCGCGGGTGCTGCACGATCGCGGCTCGGTGAGCAAGTACGGCTTCGCGTCGATTGGCAACGTGCTGTATTTCGTTTCGGAGGACGGCTTCTATTCGATCAGCGGCCAGCAGGTAACGCCGATCGGCGCCGACAATGTCAACGAGTGGTGGCTGGCCAATACCGACGCTAGCAGGCGCAACGTCATCCATTGCCTGGCGGGCGTGAACAAGCCGCGCATGGTCTGGGTGATGCACAATTCGACCGCCTCCCCCATGTACGATCGGGAAATGATCTTCGATTGGTCGAACGGCCGATGGACGAAGGCCGGTGTTGTCGCGCAAGTCTTTGGCCTGTTGTCAACGGCTGGGCTCGACCTCGACACCACCGGAGCGGAATTGAATGATGCCTGGCTGGATGTCGAGCCGCTGGCGCAATCGCTCGACAGCTTTGCCTATATCGGCGGGCGGCCGCTGATCGGCGCAATTGATCCCAATGGTTATCCCTCGACCTTGTCCGGCCCCAACATGGCGGCAACACTGGAAACCGGCGAGGTGCATCTGGTGCCGGGGCGCCGCGCCTTCGTCAACGAAGTTTACCCGGTGGACGACGCCGCCTCGGATGCGCCAGGCGAAATTGTCACCGGCACCCGCGAGCGGCTGCAGGGCGGCGCGCCGTTCTGGACGGTGCCGGTTCCGATCGAGCAGACGGTGGGATCGGCCTTCGTGATGACCTCGGCGCGGTTGCACAGGTTTCGGCGGCTTATTCCCTACGCCTCGACATGGACCCACGCGCAGGGGGTGGCGGTCAGCATGCAACCGGATGGCGATGGCGTCACGTCATGACCGAGGATCTGCGGCCGCCATACCGCATCGCCTTTGATACCGCGCGCGACCCCTACGCTGCGCGCAATGCACTTGGAATTCTTGGCCCTGGCGGAACGCTCGTTCCCGGCGGCGGTGGCGGCAGTGGAGCGCCGCTCGGCGCGCAATATATCGTCGCGGCGGCCGATCCAACGCTGACCGCCGAGCGGGTGCTGACCAATACGGCGACGATAACGTGGGATTTCACGACGCCGGGGCAGGCAAAGGCGTCGACCGCGGCCGGCGGCGGCAACGTATCGAACAGCGGCACGCCCACGGCCGGGCAATACGCCAAGTGGGTAACGGCGACCACAATCCAGGGTGTGGCGCCGGCGATGGTGCTGGCCGACATCGGCGCGCAGCCCGCCGGCAACTACCAGCCGCTCGATGGCGACCTCACTGCCATTGCGGCGCTCGCCGGCACCAACGTGATCTACTATCGGTCGGCCGTCGATACATGGACCGCGGTAACGATCAGCACTGGCCTGTCGTTCAGCGGCGGCGCGCTCTCCTGCACGGTGAGCACGGCGGGATCACAGCCGCTCGACGCCACGCTGACGGCACTCGCCGTCTACAACACCAACGGGCTGCTGACGCAGACGGCGGCCGACACCTTCACCGGCCGCACCCTCACCGGCCCGGCGGCCGGCATCGCGGTCACCAACGGCAACGGCGTGGCGGGCAATCCGACCTTGGCGCTGGCGGATGACCTGGCGGCGCTGGAGGCGCTCGCCGGCACCAATACGATCTACTATCGCAGCGGCACCTCGGCCTGGACCGCGGTGACGATCGGCACCAACCTGACGTTTGTCGGCGGCACACTGGCAGCAACGGTTCCGGCGGCATTCATCACCACGGTAAGTGCCCCGCTCTCGGTCACTGGCACCACGCTATCGATCGACCTCACGGCCTACTCGACAACCGCGCAAATTGCCGCCGCTTATCAACCGCTCGACGCCGAATTGACTGCCATCGCAGGGCTGACCAGCGCGGCGAATAAAGTACCGTATTTCACCGGCAGCGGTACGGCGGCGCTATCGACATATAATGCCGAGAACGTGGGAACGTGGACGCCCACACTAACCACTGCCACCCCTGGCGATCTCTCGGTTGCCTACTCACAACGGATTGGAAGTTACATCCAAATCGGCAAATTGGTTATCGTTTGGCTTAACGTTGCCACAAGTACATTCACCTGGACGACTGCGTCAGGGATACTTCAAATCACCGGATTGCCGTTTACGTCATCCTCGGCCATCAACTTCACTGGTGGAATGGCTGACACTTCCGGTATTGTATCCGTTCCCAATACTTACTCCGATTTTGGTATAAACGTGCCAACAAATTCGGCCCTTCTGCAAATTATCATGAACGATAGATCAACAGGGCTTCGCGGATTTGTTAACGTAAATCCGCACACCACGAGCGGCACCAATCTGATCATCCGCGGCAGCATCATGTATTACACCGCCTGAGGGGAATTCATGGCCACTGTATCAATGACGCTCGGGCCAGTATCGCAGAGCAAGACCATATCGGCCGATCACCTCAATCGGTTCCTGGCGGCGTTGCATAGTATGTATGCGGGCGAGGGGCAGTTTTCCGATCAGCAAGTGGCCCAGAAGTGGATCAACGACACGCTCAACGGCATCAAAACGATAACGCATCAGTATGAAGCCCGAATGGCATCGGCCGAAGCCGTGGATGCAGTCGACGAAATCGACCTGACGTGAGGTAAACAAATGCCCGGTGAAAACATCCAAGACTGGTCGGTGACTGCGGCCAACAACGGCACCGCCGACAGCGCGATCAACTGGGCAGAGGGTCAAGCGCGCAACACCGTGAACAATTCCGCGCGCAGCATGATGGCCGCGCACGCCAAGCAGCGTAATTTGCAAAACGGCTCGATCGTCACGTCAGGCACTGCCAACGCGCAGGCGTTCTTCTCCGGGCTCAACTACACCGCACCTATTCCAACCGGGCTGCGGGTGCTGCTCAAGATCGGCCCGACGCTGACCAATACCGCTGCGGCCACACTCGAAATGGACGGCCTCGGGCCGGTTGCGATCAAAAGCATCTACGGCACCCCCCTGACCGGCGGCGAAATGTTGGCCGGCAGTTATGCCGAATTCCTCTACGACGGCACCAACTGGTTGCTGCTGCGCGCGAGCCTGCGGGTCAATGTGCAGAAGTTCATCGCCAGCGGCACCTATACGCCAACGCCGGGCATGGTGTACTGCAGCATCGAGGTGATCGGCGGCGGCGGCGGCGGTGGCGGCTGTCTGGGGGCTGGTGCCATGCGATACGGCGGCGGCGGCGGCGGCGCTGGCGGATATTCGCGCAAGCTGGCGAGCGCCTCGGATATCGGCGCCAGCCAGGTTGTCACCATCGGCGCGTTGGGCGCCGGCGGCATCAATGGCATCGGAAACGGCGGCAATGGCGGCAATACCAGTGTCGGCTCGCTGTGCCTCGCGTACGGCGGCAACGGCGGGCTCAACTATTACGGTCCAGGGGGTGTTTTTGGTTATCCCGGCGGTGGCGCTGCGGTCGGTGTCGGCGATCTGGCAGTGCCAGGTTCTGCTGGCGAATTCGGTAAGGTCGATGCCGCCGCCGCCGTCTACTTTATGTATTATCCCGCCGGCAGGGGCGCGAGTTCGATCTTCGGCGGTGGCGGCGCCGCTCAAATCCTCAATAGCGGCGATGCCGTGAATGGCTTGGCGGCCACCGGCTACGGCGCTGGTGGTGCGGGGGCAGAGGCGCACAGCAACGGCTTTAACCTCCAGGGCGGCAACGGCTCGCCCGGCTTTGTCCTCATCACCGAATTCAGGACGTAGGGGTGCGCCTCGTTGCCGTCCCACTGACTGAGCACGAAGCCTGGGCGCATCTTTGGTTGCCGTTCTTGCCGCGCATTGCGAAGCGGTCACATGAGAGCGTGGTCGACCTGCTCGGGCAAATCCACCGGCGCGAGGTGCGGCTGGTGCTGATCATGGACGGCGACAAGGCGCAGGCGCTGATCGGCGTTCGCGTCCATCTACAAAACGGCAAGAGCATCGGCGACCTGATCTGGGCGGCTGGATTTAGCCGCGAGCAATGGCAGCAACTATTGCCTGAACTCGAGCAGATGCTGCGCGCTGCCGGCTGTGTCATGTGCCGGCCGATCTGCCGCCCCGGCTGGTCGCGCTATCTCAAGAAAAACGGCTATCACTTGAAGCACATCATCATGGAGAAACCGCTATGAGCAGCGGCGGCCAAACCCCAGTTACCCAGCAAACCCAGCAAACCCGCGACCCATGGGCGCCAGCGCAGAATAATCTGCAGCAGTCGCTCAACCTAAGCCGGTACTATTCGGATAACGATGTCGGCTATCAGCCGTATACCGGGCAGACGCAGGCGGGGCTCGATCCCAATTTCACGACCGGGGCGCAGGGTCTTGCCTACATGATGACCCCGGAAGCCTACACCGGCTCGGCCGGCGTCAACGCGGCCCGGCAACTGGGCTTGCAGCAGATCCAAGACGCCGGCGGGACCAACCCCTATCTGGAAGGCCTCCTCAACACCAGCAACCGGCGCATCAGCGACAAGATCAATTCCAGCATGTCCGGCGCCGGGCGCTATGGCTCGGGCGCACACACCGATGTGGCGGCCCGCGCGATGGCCGAGGCGGCAAACCCGATCTTGGCGGAAGATTACAGCCAGGGCCTGCAGCGCGCCGGGCAATGGGCGCAATTGATGCCGACGCTGGATGCGGCGCGAATGGCGCCGGCACAGTCATTGATGGGGCTGGGGCAGTATTACAACGAGCGCAGCCAGAAGGCGCTCGACGATCAGATCAAATTGTTCAACGCGCAGCAGGCGCGGCCATGGGAGCAAGTGGCCCGCCTCAACGCCATTGCTGGCGGTGCCGGTGGCCTCGGCGGCACCCAGTTCGGGACGCAAACCACACCGATCAATCAGCCATCGACCATGCAGAAACTGTTCGGCGGCGCGGCCGCGGGCGCGGGCATTGGCGGCTCGTTCGGCGGGCCGGTGGGCGCCGGCATTGGTGCGGTCGGCGGCGGCCTGCTCGGGCTGCTCTGATGCCCTCCCCCAGCTTGTGGGATTTGATCCGACCTCCACCGCCTAATCCATTCGGGCCGTTCAACAGCCGGGTGACCTACTACGCGCCCGGGCCTGGCGATCGTATGGAGGGCGGCTTCGAAACCTCACGGCCCAATCCAGGGACCGGCCGGCGCGAGCCGTCCACGCTCGATGACGTTCGACTAGGGACATCGCCATTCGTGACGCTGGCGGGTGATCCCTCCCGCTACGGCCAGACCGTCAAGATGGGGCCGCTGACCTACACCAGCCCGCTCGATCAGAAGTCCTACACGCTGCCCGACGTGACGGGATACGTGCACGACACCGGCTCGGCGTTCCGGGGGCGGCCCGACAAGCTTGATGTCGCAGCCGGCGACTACCGCGGCTATAGCCCGCAAGCAGCATCGGCAGCGGTGCAGGCTGACGCCGGCCGCCGCACGGTGATCCCGTTGGAGGGCGACGAAGCCGACCGGGCGCTGCGGCCGATCGGCATGCCGGAAGCATGGCGGGCGACCGGCGAGGGTGAGAGCCCGACCGAAACCGCCATGGCATCGGGGCCACCACAGCAGAGGCAGAAGACAATGGCGAACAGCCTCGTAGATATGTTCAACCCCAGGGATGCCGCCGGCGAGCCGTCGAGTTTTGCTGATGCGCTGCAAAGCCGGTCGAATTCGCTGATCGGGCTCGGCCTCGGTCTGCTGCAGCCATCCAACCCGCTGCAGGGGCAGAGTTCCTGGGGCAATGCGCTGCAAGGTTTCCAGGCTGGCGCCGGGCTCGACGCGCGCACGGCACAAGCCGCAGCGGCACTCAAACAGCATCGGGCCGATCGGGCACAGGCGCAGGCCAATCTGCAGATCACCGACGCTCAACGCGCCATGCGCGACGTGCTCGGGCCTAACGCTACGCCAGAGCAGCAAGGCGAGTTCATGAAAAACTACTACGCCAGCAAGACCGATCCCGGCGCCTGGATACTCAAGGACATCATTGACCCGCGTGATCCCGAGGGCGAGCGCAAGATCACGGTGCAGGAGCACAATCGCACCGGCCAGATCCGGCCGCCGCAATTGCCGGATCAGGGCGGCACCGCAGCCGCTGCAGCGCCGGTCACCAATTGGTCCGGCGCCAATGCGCCGGTCTACGGCAAGGGTGCCGGCGGCTTCAGCGTGCCGCCCACGGCGGGCGCGACGGCTGCAGCGCCTCGTGGGGCCGTCACCATGCCCAACGGCGAGGTGGTGACACCGCCACCGGGATTGAACCAAGCCGGCCGCAAGGCGTGGACGAACCACATCGCCACCACCGCCGCCAAGGTGGCATCCGGCGAAATGACCGAGGCCCAGGGCAACTCCAACTTGTTTGCCGGCAAGATGGAAATTGCCAAGAGCATGCTGGACCCGGAAACGGAAAAGAAGGGTCTGGACCCGGTATGGAACCGGGTTGAACGCTACGGCGGCTGGGTCGGCAACACGCTGGCGCTGCCCAACGACTACAAGCAATATCAGACCGCCAAAGACGCCTTCCTCAATGCGTTCCTGCGGCGGGTGTCGGGCGCGACCGTGCACGACGCCGAATACTATCGCGAGGAGAAGGTCTACTTCCCGCAGCCCGGCGATACCCCCGAGCGGATCGATTACAAGCGGCAACTGCGTGACGACGCCATCATGCGGATGAAGCAACAGGTTGGCCCCGGCTACAAGCCGCCACCGTTGCCATCGAAGAAGCAGGACGGCGAGGGCAGTGGCGGCGGCTCCAGCGGCACGGTCAAGTGGGGCCGTGATGACCAAGGCAATCCGGTGCCGATGCCATGATCGTCGAATTCGAGGGCCAGAAGCACGATTTTCCTGACAACTTCTCCCAGGACGATATTGCCAAGGCGCTCGGACAATACAAACCGACCACCACAGGGGAGGCGGTCGGCCGCGGCATCATGCAGGGCGCTTCGTTCGGGTTTCGCGATGAGGGGCAGGGGCTGATCGAGGCGGGTGGCGGTGGCGGCCCGGAAAACAAATACAGCCGGGATGCGCTGACCAATCTGGGCTACCTGGCGCGCGGCGCCTATCGCAAGCTGGCCGGCGATCCCGAGGCTGAGGCCCGTTACAAGGCGGCGACCGAGCGCGAGCGCGCCTCCACCAAGCAGATCGAGCAGGAGCACCCCGGCGCCTATATTGGCGGCCAGGTGGGGGGTGCGCTGGCCACGCTCCCAGTAGGCTTCGCAGCCCGCGCGCCGACCATGCTGGGCTGGGGCGGCCGGCTGGCGGCCGGCGCCAAGACGGGGGCGCTGACGGGCGCGCTGACCGGCTTTGGCGAGGGCGAGGGGCTGGAGGGAAGCCTCAAGGGCGCGGCAATCGGCGCTCCGGTGGGCGGCGCGATCGGCGGCCTCGCTACGCCGGTGGTCGAGGGCCTGGCGCGCGGCGCCGGCGCGGCGATCTCCTACCCGGTGAGCGTGGCGCGCGGGCTGTTCACGCCGGGCGATGCCAGCGAGCGGGCGATCGGTCGGGCGCTGCAGCAGGCATCGCATTCGGACCCCACCGGCATCAACCGGATCACCACCGGGCAATTCGTCGGCGGGCAGGCGCCGGCCGATGCGGTGATCGGCGATGTGCTGGGCGAGCCCGGGCGCAAGCTGGCGCGATCGGCGGCCAATATCTCGCCCGAAGCGCGCGAAACCATGAACCAGGCGCTCAATGCCCGGGGCGAGGCACAGGGCGCGCGGGCAATTTCGTGGCTGGATAATCAATTTGCCTTTCCCAACGCGCACGCCCAGCAGCAGGCGCTCGACGCCACCCGGCGCACCGCAACCAGCCAAGCCTATCAGGCGGCCGAGCGGCAGGGTGCCGGCGGCCTGTGGACACCGGAGCTCGAACGGCTGGCCAGCAGCCAGGGCGTCAGTGACGCCATGCGGACGGCGATCAAGACCAGCCAGGATGAGGCGGTGCGGCGCGGCATGGGGGGCTTTAACCCCAAGATCAGCTTCAGCCCCAGCGGTGTTATCCAGTTCAACCGCGGGCCGACCGGCGTGCCGACCTACCCGGATCTGCGTTATTGGGATCAGGTGCGCCGCGAATTGAGTGATGCGGCGCGCAAGGCGCCCCGCGGCAGCGAGGAGGACATGCGCCTGGGCGGCCTGGCCACCGCACTCAATGCCGAATTGGACAGGCTGGTGCCAGCCTACAGAACCGCGAGGCGCACGGCGGCCGGCTTCTTCGACGCGCGCGATGCGCTTGAGGCCGGGCAGAATTTTGCCACCCAGCGGTTTGCCAACAACGAGGCACGGGCGGCCCTGGCCGGCATGAACACCACTGAGCGGGCGCTGTTTCGCGACGGCTTCATATCCCGCACAAAGGATGTTCTGAACGCCACCAAGGACAACCGGGATATCACCAAGATTATCGGCGCCGATGCAGAGGCCCGCGACAAGCTGGCGATTGCGCTCGGCCCGCAGCGGGCGCGCGAATTCCAGGCCGTGCTGCACGCCGAAACCATCATGCAGAAGCTGAAGGAGGCAGTGCAGGGCAACTCCTCGACCGTGATGCAACTGCTGGGGGCGGGCGCTGCGGGGGCCGCTGGTGGCGGTTATCTCGGCTTTGACCCCACCACCTCGGGCATCACCAGCGCGCTCGCCGGCGGCCTCAAGAAGGGCGCTGACGCCAACATGGCGCGGCACATCACCCGGCTGATGATGTCGCGAGATCCGGCGGTGTTGCAGGCCGGCATCCGGCAGCTTGCCCGCAATGCCCGCAATCTGGAAATCATGCAGCGGGTGAGCAATGCGGTCACCCGCGCTGCCGCGCAGCAGGGGGCCGAGCGCATCCCCGGCCGCCAGGCCGGCGGGCCGGTGGAGGAGGATCGGCCCTATGTGGTGGGCGAGCGCGGCCCCGAAGTGATCGTGCCCGACCGCGACGGCACCGTTGTGAACAACGACGAGGTTCGGCGTTATCTGCGCGCGACCACGCAGGATTATCCCAAGTTCGGCCGCGGCGGCATTCCGGTCAATCCAGAGGCGTTTACGGCCGCGCTTGCGGGTTGGCCCGAGAGCAGCAACATCGAGGACCGACGCCCCGAGCGTGCCGCGGCAGAGGCGCAGGCAGCACGGGAGGCCGCCGCCGCCAGGACGGGCCGCAGGGGCCGGCAGGAGGGCGCTGGTACACGTTTCGTGGAGGGCGGCTACGGTATCCCCGCCGTCATTGGCGGGCTCAACGAGGGCGCCCGGCGGGCGTTCGAGGAGGGCGGCAAGATCCAGCACTACGGCAACGAATATTACGACGCCGGGCCGGTGGTGCAGCAGGCGATCGGCGCCGCGGGCGCTCCGCTGGTGGCGCCGGCGATGGAAGGCGCGGTGCTGGGCGCTGGGGCAATTAGGCGGGCGGCAATTCCCCAGGTCGCCAAGCCGGCTCTCAGATCACCCGATACCCCGCTGTTCGACTATTCCAAACTGCGCGAGGTGCCTGACGTGCCGCAGCGCGATCTGCAGCGATACGATGCACCCCGCGGCGTGCCCGAGCGCACGCAGGCGCTGGCCGACAAGGCCAATGTTGCGCGGGTGAACGAGGTGGTGAAGCGCGGCGCCGAGCAGGGCGGCATCGAGTGGTACAACACCGATCCATTGCGGCAGGCCTTCATCGAGGCGCGCGGCCCAGAGGGCGAGGCGGCCTACCGGCAGTACCTCGACATGGTGGCGGCGACCTCACCGCGCTCCAAGGTTGCTGAGAACGCGCGTAATGCCGCCTATTACTACGGCCTGGCGCAGCGCGGCGAGCCGCTGCCGGCCAGGGCCGGCAATGCGTTGGTTGAACCGCTGCCGTCGCCCTACGGCCACATCGCCCAGCGGCTACATGTGCAGAACGCCAACAACGTCTTGAACGAGGGCGGCTGGCCGGTGTTGCAGAACCCGAAGCCGGCAAGCTTCGTGGAGAACCTCGCCGGCAATCAGATGCCGGTCACGGTCGACACCCATAACGCGCGGCTGTGGGGCATGACCGACACCAAGGGCCGGCCGGTCAATAAGCCGGCCAAGACCGAATACGGCTTCATCGAGCGGCTACAGCAGGAGGAGGCGCGCAAGCTGGGGATGACGCCGGCGCAGTATCAGGCCTCGGCCTGGATCGGCGGCGGCGAGCAGACCGGCCTGAAATCCTCGGCCGATCCCTTCCTCAAGGTGTTGGAGGATCGCATCCGGCTCACCGCGGCGAAGACCGGCGAGAGCCCGCAGGACGTACTGCACCGTTTCATCATGGGACAGAACGCACCCGGCCGGCGTGGGCCGCTGCTGAGTGTGGCACCAGTGCCGGTCGACACTAATCGCCGGGATTAGTGTCCTCGACGCGATAGCGCAGCCGCAGCGCCACCACCTTGAGCGGGGGCGGCTTGCGTGCCTTATCACGCTCCTCCAATCGCCAAAGGCCATTGGTGAACCCGTGACGCTTCAGCCAGCGTGCGGAATGGGGTTTTGGCTTTTTCCTCATGTGGCCAGACTACCACAATCTGTGACCGGGAGGCAACCATGGTCGAGCGCATCATCTATGCCCTGATTTATCTATGCGGCCTCGCGCTGTGCTTCTACCTGATCGTCTGGGTGCTGGGCGCGATCGGCATTGTGCTGCCGCACATGGTGATCGTGATCCTCGGCGTTGTGCTGGTGCTGGTGGCCATCCTGATCCTGTGGCGGCTATTCGCCGGTTCGGGCGTTCCGTTGTGGCCATCATGAACCAAGAGCGGTTTATCGGCATCGTCGTCGCCTTCACTACAGTGGCCATCACGCTTGCCATGCTCGCGTTCTTTGAACGCGAAGCAGTGAGCAAGGTCGCCTATGACTGCATCGAGCCGACCGAGCGCGAGCGTATCCGCGACATTGCGCTCAAGGGCATCGATGACGGCCTGCAGAAAGCGATGACGCACCTATTCGACATCTGGCAGAAAGACCCCCAGCACGATCAGCCGGCCAGGGCGCAAGTAGGAACCACCAACGCTATCAACGCTCACAATCGCGCGCGCAAATTTGCGCTCGATTGGCAACCACCGTCCTGCTCACCGGAGAAATGAAATGGCAATCCAAGTTTTGAATGGTCCGAATATTTCTGCGGGCGAGAGCCTGTCGGATGCGCTCGACTGCAGCGCCGGGCGCATCATCAAGATCACCATGCCGAAGCTGTGGACGTTTGCCGACATCACGTTCCAGACATCGAGCGACGGCGTCGGCTTCAACGACATCATGAAGCCAAACGGCCAGGAGGTGTCCTGCACGGTGTTCGCCGGCACTGCCATCATCGGCATGGACACGGTGACCGGCTTCCTCAAGATCCGCAGCGGCACGCGCGACCGGCCGGTGGTGCAGGAAGACATCCGCACCTTTGCCATTGCGATCGACACCGGGGCATCGGCGCCGGCCGGCAACGAATTGCGGGTGCGGCTGCTGGGAGGGTTTGCGCCATGAAGGTTGTTATCAGCAGCGGCCACGGCAAGCACATCCGCGGTGCTTCGGGCTACATCGATGAGGTGGACGAGGCGCGCAAGGTGGTGGAAACCGTCGCGGATTATCTGCGCGAGCAGGGCGTTCAAGTGACCACCTATCACGACAACGTATCGGACGATCAGTCCGAGAACCTGAACCGGATCGTTGATTTTCATAATGCCCAGACCAG